GCGCAGTTATAAACAGCAACATAAACATTATTAGGTACATAAATTTTAGAAATAGTTGGATATTTAAAACGTATAGATAGAAATAAACAATGAGTGGCTACAGTACCGTTTGCCATTAGAATTACATGTTTTGCGCCTAATACTTCTTTGAACTTATTTGTCGATAGTTCAATATATTTTCCATGATTGCTAATCCATTCGGAGTTAATTGCATCAATTGGAGATGTCTTATATTTTGACAAATATGGTTTATAACAAGGAATAAAATTCATAATAAGATATCTTTTAAGATATGTAATGATTTATCTTTTAAGTATTTTAATACATAGTAAATATATTTTGATTATGGACAAAATATATTTGATTATGGACGAAATATATTTAATTAAGTACTAAATTCGTGATCGTTACTTTATCTTTTGATATTTGATTTGTCATGATAAGTGGATATAATATACATGAAAAACAAGAATTAATCATATAAAATAGTTCTGCCTGTTTGATAATATCGATATACCACGTAACGTACAAGTTCACATATTTATCAGCAATTTCATAGAATTCGTGATCTTTATCATACATATTTTTATTGGTGCAAATTACAAGGTATTCTTTGTTATTTTTGTATTTTTCGTATACATAATCATAATTTGTTTCGCGGTCAGTTCCTTTCGTATGAATAAAAATAATTTTGTAGTTTTTTATTGACTCATAATATTTTTTACTTATATCGGTGCTTTTTATATCGAAATATTCATAGTATATCGACAAATCTAACCCTATGTCATAATAAAACTCGCGCATATGTTTATAATGAACGTCGAAGCCTTTATCATTTTGTTTATATTGTAATAGATCCGGATGTGTTATTCTTTTTGTTACATATTCTTTATGAAAACCTGATACGAAAATATCGTCAGTTACTTCACTCAAAATCATTTCTATTTCTACAAATTCGTTTTTATTATCAAATGAAACAATGATTACAGGTTTGTTTTCAAACAAATATTCGATATTTTTTACATAGATATCCTTACATAAAAAATGGATCGTATCGTAATATTGTAATAAAAAATTCACTGCACTCGAGTTAGTGATATTATCACCCAACCCGTTATGTGAGACAAAATACGCTGTTGGGAGTTTGTTCATTTCTATATATTACGTATAACACTTTAAATTATAATGATACTATTTCTGATGGTGAAAACAATATATGTTACGTGAATCAGTATATCATTATAAAATAACGGTTCGAGATTGTTATTCTTTACTTTTATGCGTTATTCATATATAACAAATAAAACTTACTTAAAGTTGTCCTATTTAAATCTTCAAGGGTGTAAATTCATATGAAAAAAATAGGCGTAATCGGGTTTTCATCATTTACAAGAGAAATATTATGTAATCTCAAAAAAAGGTTTGATATTTTTATAAGTGAAGATCATTATAGACAAGATACATTTCATAGTACTATTCCAAATATTAAAAAAATATATAATTGCAATGTATATAACTTAAGTAATTTTAATACATCACAATATGACGCACTAATAACCTTATCTAATATTGACTTACGTAAAGAGATCGTGTCAAGTATGCCCAAACATACATCATATTATACATATATTGATAAATATGCTAATATAATGAATAAAAACTGTATTATTGGTAAAGGCAGTATTATATGTGGTGGTGTAATCATAACCAGTAATGTTAAAATTGGTGATTTTAATCATTTAAATTTAAATACAACCATTGGACATGATACAATAACAGGTTCATATTTTACAACAGCCCCTGGTGTAAATGTATCGGGAAATTGTATTATTGGAGATAGTGTGTATTGTGGAACAAATTCTGCAATAAGAGAAAATATAAAAGTATGTAATAATGTTGTTTTAGGTTTAAATGCAGGTGTTGTAAAAGATATTACTGTATCGGGAGTATATACAGGAATACCGTGTAAAAAAATGTGATATCAACTAATAAAACTTCTTACTTTTTCATACATATACATACCCGCAAATGCAGATGGAAATGTTCTTATTAAAACTGGCGTTAATCCTTTATAAAATGATTTTATACCTTCAAGTAGCCCATTCTTATTATTATTTAAACGTGAATAAAAAATATTACTTAATTTTATATTTTTGGTTGTTTGATATTCTGTTTTAATTGTATCAATTGGAAATATTACTAACCATGTCATAGTGCCAGATATACCACCAAAATATGGATATAAACTACTATTTTCTGTCATAGATCTTAACTTAAAATACGTTCCTAAGTAAATTGTAGAACCTAATACATTTTTTGGTGTTTCTATAAAATATCCTTTATATAAATCTTTGTATGTAGTTTGTTTAATATACTGCTTTACATTATGACCTTTATTTAAAAGTGCAATATTCGTTGTTAAATATTGCATCGGTAAATTATAGATAGAACTTGCAAAAGAAACGATAAAACCAGATAAATATGGATTATATTGTTTGTTAATCTTTTCCAAGTAGTAATATTGCAATGAACGTTCTAATCCAACTGTTACAAATGAAATACTAGATCCTCTATAAAATTTTCTAATATCATTTTTAATAGTATATTTTACAGTTTCTTTTGTTGTAGCGAATAATTGTTTTTGCATTTGTATTTTAACTACATCTGCTGGGTATGATATGAATACACGCGTTATTCCTTGAAATAATCCAGGTAATAATCCTAATAACTCATTCTTTTCCATACAATGTATATAATAAATACGTTAAAATTAAATACGTTAAAATTAAATACGTTAAAATGTTTATATTGTATGACAAGCCGGCAATAAATAATATAAATAGTATTTATATCATTACAGCATACAATGTCGATAAAGATACACGTGAGTTTAGGTGAAGCATTAGATAAGTTAAGCATAATTGAAATTAAAAAAAATAAAATAAATGATCATAGACAAGATGATATTGTAGTAGAATTCAATTACTTATCTAAAGAGCTAGAAGAATATACGGTAAAACATAAATATCTATATGCTATATTGTATAAAACAAACACGAGAATATGGGATTGTATGGATATAATAAGAGAAAGTAAAAAGCCCATAGCTGAAATATACGACTATATTGATGAAACAATTGTACTAAATGATTCAAGATACTTAGTAAAAAAGAAAATTAATGAGATTTCTAATTCAGAATTCAAAGAACAAAAAGGTTATAATTTACGTATATTGAATATAATTTTGAATTGTGATCTTGATATGATAACCATATTGAACGGTGCGATACGATATTATTCATTTTTTTATGATGAAATCATCTTGTTATCGAACAATGAAAACACTGCATACTTGAAACAAATGTTTCATGATGACAAATTTATTAAAGTAAATACGATCGACGCATCATCAACATCTGAACCGAAAAATAGTAGAGAATGCAACAATAATGATTGTGTAATCGTAAATAATTGTGATATTACAGTAAAATTATCACACTCTTTTTTCAGTAAACAGAATAGAGTAACTGATGTACATAATAATAAATATTCTAATGAAATAAACAATATTTATCAAAAGCTGGGTCTGAATGTCAGTATTTTTGATGAATACAGAAATATTGATTCCGAAAACGCATAACAAAGTTTTTTACATCTTCATAAAAACGTTATTCACACGCGAGTTTCCAGGAAGAGGCTGGAGGTTACATAATGAAGTCACAGGCGGGCTTGATCTCTGTAATTTTGCACGACGTACGGAAATCGAAGATGATCCTACACCAGAACCAGCAGTATATGATGCATTTTTATTATTGTCATGGGTATTTCCCATCAAGGTTAGTCGAACACGTTTCAGCATTTTATATAATACTATAATATAAAAATCGTACAACCCCTATAGTATTATATTTCGATCATGAATTTTATTAAAAGATATCTTCCAGATACACTTTCAAAGCGTGATAAAATACGACAACGAAAAGAACTCACCAAATCACGCAAATTATACAAACAACATAAATATTATACGAGAAAGTCGGTGAAATCATTTACATCTAAACCATCAAAACATCTTGTTCGCGCCCGTACATTATATGGAGTAGAGCATATCAAACCAACCAGAGAATTAGCAAAACAATCAGGATGTTCATTAAAGGGATTGAGGCAAATCGTTCGAAAAGGCGAGGGTGCATATTTTTCATCTGGATCACGACCTAACCAAACTGCTCAATCATGGGGACGCGCCCGTCTTGCAAGTGCAATAACTGGCGGAAATGCGTCGGCAGTGGACTTTCATATCATAAATAAAGAATGTTCACATGATAAACCGGCATATCGTTTAGCACAAAAACCGCGAAAATAATCCGGAATAAATATATCGTTTATAAGTATAATAACAAACATGCAGGATTTGAATCCGAATCCGCATCCGCATCCGCATCCGCATCCGCAACAATATCCTCTTCCAGTTTCTAAAATGGCAACACCCCATCCAGAGACCCCGCAAACCCAGCCTGAATGTTTAGATATGGTTCATGTAGAACAAGCGCCACCACAAGCACCGAGCATTACTAAGGAACAATTGAAAGACCATTTACGTCAATGGGTACGTGTCGAAAATGAAATCAGCACATTATCGGCTGAAATCAAGAAACGGAAATTGATTCATCAGCAATTATCAGCATCCCTTTTACGTGTTATGAAACAAAACGAAATCGATTGTTTTGATATTGCAAATGGTCGTATTGTGTATTCTAAAACAAAGTCTCGGGCTCCTCTTAATAATGGACAATTGAAGCATGCGCTTACGACCTACTATAAAGATGATGTTGAAAAAGCCAATAGCCTTACGGAATTTTTATTGGCATCACGAGTTGAGAAGACGCGGGAATCAATAAAAATGAAAATACCAAAAAACAAATAAACACATATGTTATATAGATATCAGTATTTTTATATAACAAGAACACTGATCAATATGTTCTACAGTGGAGGTGCTAAAAAAAAAAATGCAATACGAGAAATATTGAAATTTGATTCAGAAAAAGTAGAAGAAGAAGATTCAAGTTCTAGCGATACAAGTACGAGTCGGAGGAGTACGAGTCGGAGGAGTACGAGTCGGAGTACGAGTCGTAGGAGTAGAAGTAGAAGTAGGACTACCAGCGATAATGACTCAAGTGATTCAGACGAAGAACATGAATACAACGTATATAAAACGAAATCAAGAACGACCGCTACCCACAGTGATAGCGACAGTGATGATGCGAATCCAGATCATAATGATTATATTGTAACATTAGGATCAAATGATGCTTCTGGTCAACATTATCATTACGCTTTTATTGAAGAAGAGTTAGACTATGACCTCGAAGAGTTTGTCGAGACACATCCAAACATAAAGAAGTTTCAAATGGTTATTTACAAAATAAATACGGGGTCTTCATTGCCGTTTTTGGAATTTTTGTTTTATTACGATAAATCGGAACACGCAAATTGTCATTTACCGTACTACCATCATAAACCCAAACAACATATACGCAAAGAAACAGATGGTATTATGAATAAATTATTTACAGGAAAATATCGATATAAGGGGTTTTTTCATGAGACCGTTACGGATGAATGTTTTATATTTTACGAAAAGTATTTTGTAGATGAACCGAAGAATGATAAAAACGTATTTCAAACACTTCAAAAATCGAATCATTATGATCATTGGTTGTGGGTATGTACAACGGAAATTATATATCATCGTAAATATGTAACATTACCGATTGATGATAATGTAGTCGATTTTTTTATTGCGTATCCAACCGTCGGAATACTACGCGCAACCTTTGTTTCAAATGAAGGTAACCGCCGTTTTCATAAAGTGAATATAGAAGCGCCTACTATACTGTATTATGGTTCGGAACTGTGCTATGCTAAAAATACGGCGATATATGGAATGAAACGGGAACCGATCATTTCAAGATATGGCCCATTCTACTATTTCACTACGTTCGAACATTCGTTTTACTGGGCATGTTACGTAAAGTCACACGACGGTAAAACGATACGCCGTGAATCATCGAATGGCGGTATATCCAGGTATGCAGTATTTACGAAGAAAATGAAAACGGCATTTATTGATGATGACTATGATGAAGAAGTTGTCAAAAAATATAAAGAGCGAAAGAATATATTTGAAACAAAAACACCGCATATTCAACAATCGCAAGAAGAGTATCATTCAAACAAAATGTTTGACAGAGTTTATGCTTACGATTATGACTGGACTGTCGACTATGATACGATATATAATGGTTATTACAATGTAAATAAAGAGACTCTTCGACCGGTTTGGTGTCTACATGATCATCACAACTTTCAATTATTGTCGTATTATGAAGTTGATGTTGGGAAATGTCCAGAACTGTATGATCCATCGTTTTTGGAATATAATGTAATGTAATGAAATAGATATATTATAACCAATATATAACCAAATAATACAACATGGGTCTATTTGATAACAAACTTTATAATTTCATAGCATTACTTTTCGTGAGTGGTATTGTTGTACAAATCATGACTTTTCTGGATATCGAATTTGTTTTTTACATTAGTTATCTATTATGGTTTATAGCCATAGGCTTATTCGTAATTTTCCTTCCAAGAGGACAAAGTTCAGTTATTTAGAAAATTATATGTAGGACATATATAATAACCGTATTTAAACCATCGATAGACTTCCCCGGCATCATGACAGAAAATATCACATATAATACTGAATTAGAACAACTTCTCAAAGAGAATTCGGAAGAATGTGAGTCACTCTCTATTCTTCATCGTATGTCATATGAAAAATACAACAAGCGATCCAACTACATCAATATTCCTGTTATTATTTTGAGTAGTGCGATTGGATTTATTACAGGTATAGACTTACAATATGATAAAATGAATATTATATTGGGTGTAGGAAGTGTATTTGTTGGCATTATTAAGTCGGTAGATACATACTTTCAATTGGCAAAAAGAGCAGAATCGCACCGAATTTGTTCTTTACAGTTTTCACAGATATCGAAAAAATTACAGATCGAACTAACGCTTCACCGAAAGCAACGAGCAACGGCAGAGAACATGATGAATATTGTCAAGACTGACATTAAAAACATGCAAGATATCGCGCCGTTGATCGATGATGACATTATTGAACTTTATAATGGTAAGTATCGTCGTTATAAACGTGTGAAAAAGCCGAATTTCGTAAATGGACTCACCGAAGTCAAAGTTAATCCTTACAACAATGAACGCGAGTATGAATTTGCAAGTCGTCAAGGAAGTCGTGAAGCAAGTCCAAATACTACGAACCCCAATGAGAATCAACCCACATCAGTACCATCGTCACGCCATAGTCAAGATAAACCACCGACGAATCCTTCTCAACAAAATAACCAGAACCAGAATCAGACCCATAACCAGAATGTCGATAATAATGATGACAACGCAAGTGTAGAACCAGTTGATCTTACAGACACAAATGTTATCGTAAATTCGGATACAAACAATGCAGGATTACTACAGATGTATCAACAATTACAGGCACAGGCAGAGGCACACTCGCAGTCACAGGCGCGATCACGACTTCACGCATCAACGCCAACACCACCAGCAAATCCATATGTACAACAGCCATCTCAGTCACCAACGATTCAAAATATGGTTGTGTTACCACAACCAGGCGCATCTCCTGCAACCAGTGTTCGTAGTACAGCATCAATTCAGTTAGGTAAGATACAGACAGATCCAAATGGGAACCAAGGAATGAATATATAATAAATTGAAACGAATATAAAGAAATAGATATACAGCACGGTTATATATCTATTGGCATACGTCGAAATGAAATCATCAACACAAGTAAGACAAAAACAAAAAACCGATCAAAAAGACAAATCTGAAATGATTGTTGAGAAAATGGAAGGGGGGATTTTGGTGAGACGTTACAAGGGAAAGAAGGTGGAGGTGGAGTCATAAGGAAAAGAAGAAAGCGAGAAAAAAAAGCCAAAAAAGTAAAAAAAGAGAGAAAAAGGAAGAAGAGAGAGAAGAGAGTGAAAAAGTAAAAAATTGAAATGATAAGAAAGTAAAAAGAAAGAAGACAGCGATCAAGCAAAGAGAGAATGGA